TTATTCTTCTTCTTTAAAAGCTTCCCAAATCCGCTTCAAACGTTTAAGATCTTCTTCTTTATTGTTTGGTAATTCTTTATACCATCTTTCTAGGGAAGGGTCATTACGAAAAGCTACAAACGCTTCCTCTTCTGTTAAATTCGGATTATTAGATCTTCCTAGTAAGTAATCAGAAGTAACTTGCAAAGCAGTAGCAAGCTTATCTAACTCGTGGTCTTTTATCGGTCTTTCTCCCGATTCAATCCGATTCATCACACTAACGTTTATGTCTAATTGTTTCGCAAGCTCACGCTGACTCCAACCTTGTCTCTCTCTTAATTGCACAATTCTCTTGCCTACATTCAATGCCAACACCACTTTCATTTTTACACGATAGGAAACAATCATCACTCGCATCGGACGAATTATCTACCATGAAAATAAAATTCTAATTTACGGAAAGTTTTTTCATTTATAAGGTTTATCTTATAAGAAAGACTAGAGCTGTTAACGTAGAGACTTTTCGATAAGCCAATTTTTTCTAAGCAATTTCATCATATCATTATTTAAACGAGTTCACAAACAATTATTTCTTAAATAGCAAGATCACAATTTGACATTTCTGTTTTAGAAATGTATGATAGGAACAAATGTTCTTTAGTTAAATTATGGAATGCAAGGAGGGAAGGAATGAAACAGAAAAACATGTCATTTGATGAACAAAATTGTATTCGATGGGTGATAAGTGAATATCGAAAAGACCAAAGGGCTGGTGTTTTAGCTCCAATAATAAGAAGTAGATACGTAGAGGAATTATTTAGCAAGGGAGCTGGTTTTCATGAACAAGGAACAGTTAGAGAGAGCAATAAAAGATTATAGCTGGATGATTAGAGAAATAAATCGTCAACGAATGATGTTGGAAGAAGATATCGGCTCTAAACTTGTTGCAGCATCAGGAGTGGAAGCTACGTTACCGAGAGTAAAGGGAGCCATCAATGACCCTGTTGGCAAAGAAGTTATACGACGAGATAAAAAAAGCAGTTGGTTAGCTAAATTAGAGAAAAAGGTATTGTTTATTCAAGGAAGATTATCAGCAATAGAGGAACCGAGAGAAATTGCTGTTTTAGAATGTATGTTGGATGGTATGACAATAAGTGCAATTAGTAAACATATGGGCCTTTCCAGAAAACATATCTATAAGATAAAAGAGACGATTGTAGATAGGATGTTACAGTTTACACAGTCTTCCCAGTAGATGACAACACATAACAAGCTATTGTATACTAGGTTTACCGAACGTATGATCTTAAATAATTAATGCGCAATTGATTTGGACGTTTGTGCCTTTAAGAATTTAAGGAATTTGTCCGAAATGACGTTAAACTAAATAAAATAGAAGCACGTTTTTCCGCCATTAAGATTTGGCGGGAAGCCACGTTTATCTAAGAAGTCTTCTTCCCCACATGATGAAGGGTATGTAAGGCTTTTTTAGTTTGCTTTAAGGAGGTGTTCGCAAATGGTATAGGAGATAAATAAGTTGTTTCGTTGCAGTCAGTCCATAGCATAAGCAATCAAAAATTATCATTAGGAGGTCATGAAAATGACAGATACACAAAAGAAAATGCAAGCAGGTAAAAACAAGATTTTATTATTCCGTTTATTGGAGAATCAAGGAGAAGAAGCAGCTAAATTAGTATTTCAAACCGAGCATACGTTTAGTTATTCTCGTGAATTAGAAAGAATTATTACGAAAGACGGTTCTCTCATTAATGTCGGAGGATTGGAATCAGAAGTAGCTATTGAAGCTATTCAAGCAATGGATGATCCAGTTGCTAACATGCTTCGACAGTCAGTCATTCATGGACAAAAGCTGGAGTTATGGGAAGTAACTGTAGATGAAGAACTAAAAACAGCTGACAATAAATTTCCAGCTATTTATGCTCAAGGCTATTTAGATTCATGGGAAGATCCAGCTAGTGCAGAAGAAAATGCTGCCATTTCAGCTAACTTTACCGTAGAACTGGAGCCACAATTTGGTGAAGCAACACTCACAGAGGAGCAGCAAGCAGCAGTTCAATATGCATTCCAAGATACAAAAGCGGAAGCTCCTGTTGAGGGTTAATAAATCTTACTGATCCTATTTATGTCAATGTAATTGATCTCGTATAAAATTTGCATAATGAATTGGTATAAAAATTATATGATAAATACGTATGTAATGATCGTGGGTAAGAACAAGCCGACGATTTTTTGCACTATAGAAATGTTTAGCGTTTTAAGGGTTTATAGTAAGTAAAACTACGGCTTTCACCGTAAGAAATTGGTGACAAGCCACGTCCGGCTCCAGCGCCCAGCAACTAGGCGACTTCACGAAATCGCCTTACGATAAGTCATCATCGGTTCGTTCCTCACCGTGATTCCTTTATCTTAGTTGATTTGTTCCACTCGCTACGTTGTTAAACGGGCGCCTCGAGCCTTTGTTCAAGTAACCAATGAATGCAGCTATATTCATTGGTTACTATATTTAAATTTTGGAGGTTGAAGAGACATGGAATTTACTATTAATGAAAAAGTGTATGAATTGAAATTTGGTATAAAATTTATTCGTGAACTGGACAAAGTGTATGAAGTGGATTATCAAGGGATGAAATTTGGAATGGGTGTGAACATGGCGTTTATGAATTTGCAGCAATGGAATCCAGTTGCTATCCATGCCGTTATTAAAGCAGCTATTTCTTATTTGGATACAACCCCAAGTAACAATCAAATTGAAAAAGCGATTGAACAGTACGCTTTAGAAAATGACGGGCTTGAGGAATTATTTACAGCGTTAAAGGATGCATTGGGGAAGTCACCAGTCATGAAGGACACGATCAAACAAATGCAAGCAACAACCAATCACAAGAAAGGATAACCTCAAAAGAAGCATATGAGGATATCATTATTAACTGTTTCCGCTTTTTAGCGTTTACAAAACTGAAAGATATTGAAGTGCTCACGTTAGGGGAGTATGCTTTACGAATACGTGCATTTCGATTGCAGCAAGTAGATAAGGAATACAAGATGTATAAGCAAGCATGGATTAATCACCAAGTCACACTAACAAAAGAACAAGGTAAAAAGCAAGTACCTATTTACAAGCGATTTAAAGATTTCTTTGATTATGAAAAACATTTGAAGGAAGTAACCAAACCTAAGCGGGTGAGTAATAAAATGAAACGTTTAGCAGCGATTGCTAAACAGGTGAATATGGAAAAGGAGGTGCCTTATGGCGGAAGGATCGAATGAGCCGGGTCGGTTTATGCAAAGCTTTATAACACAAGCAGAAGGGTTAAATGAAGCCGGAGATGCGTTTAAAACATTGCAAGGGAATGTGGACCCTGTCGTTACGAAGCTGGGAGAAATGCAGGAATCGTTAGGGTTTATCCCAGGAATGACAGAAGGAATCGCTCAAGTGCAGGCTGTTCTGAATCCGTTTATGGGGATATTAAGCGGTATGCCTGTCTTGTTTGAGACAATTAATTCCGTGATAACGAACTTTTTGCCAACCATGTTGGCATTGAAGGAAGGGGTAATGAGCTTATTTTCTATTTTAGCTGCCAATCCCCTCGCGTTAATTATAACGTTAGTGACTTTACTGGCAGTAGGGTTTGCTTATTTATGGACGAATAGTCAAGCGTTTCGAGATATTGTCATGAGTGTGTGGGAATCGATACGTGCATTTATGATGCCGGTGGTTCAGGAAATTGTCACGTTTGTTATGACACTATGGGGGTCATTGACCACGTGGTGGACGGAAAACCAGGCATTGCTATTACAAATCTTTCAATCTGTCTGGGGAGCAATTAAGACGGTTATTATGACAGTGATGAATATCATAAAGCCATTTTTAATCGCAGCTTGGACACTCATTTCAACACATATTAAATTAGTTTGGAACATCATAAAGACAACGATAAAAATAGCTATGGAATTAGTAATGGGTATTATTCGAACAGTGATGCAACTAATTACTGGAGATTGGTCTGGGGCGTGGGAAACAATTAAGTCCACGTTTATGAATATCTGGAATATAATGAAGGAATTTGTTTCCACGATGACTAGTACCATTTGGCAAACGATAAAAACAAAATTTACGCAAGTGAAAGAAACCATTTCTTCCTTAATTGGTAGTGCGAAAGATGCTGTCGTACAAGGGTTTTTAACGATGGTATCGAGCGCTGTAGAAAAAGCACAGGCGATTGTAACGGCAGTGCGACAAAAATTCCAGGAAGTGTTCCAAGCGATACGATCCAAGCTTACCGAAGCTGTAACAGAAGTAGGGACGCAAATTGGTAAAATGCCTGGAAAGGTAATGGAGTTTGCTAGCAACATGGTGTCAGCAGGAAAAGATTTAATTATGGGCTTGATACAAGGTATTGCAGATAATGCTTCTAAGGTAGGCGATGCTGTGTTAAATGCTGCCAAAGATGCTGTCGGTGGTGTGTTGAAATTTTTAGGCATTAAATCACCATCCCGTTTATTTCGAGATATTGGCGATGACACGATGGCGGGATTTGCTATGGGGATTCAGCAAATGGCAAAAAATGTTGTTACTGCAGCGAGTGCGGTATCGGATCAAGTACAGGATTCCTTTAACCCGCAGTTTACATTACCGCGTATAGCTGGAGAGGTTCGTAGTCTTCATCAAGCTGTGAATGTTCAACCATTGCAACCGTTTTTAAATGAATGGGGTGCACAAAAGCAGCCTGCAGTAGTCCATGTTTCTATTGGCAAGCAGCAATTTAGTGCGTTTGTAGAAGATATTACGAATGCACAATCAAGAAAGTCCAATCTAACAAGACAGCAGAGTTGGTAGGAGGTGTAGGATGTATACGTTTGTAGATACAGTAACGAAGGAAGCGGATGATAACAGCGAACGAGCCTCGCGATTGCAGACGATATTTAATGGAGTTAATTTAGATCATGATTTATCTGATCCATCAGGGAGTTTTACCACATTGGTCATATCTGGGAGAAGCAATCTGGAACAACGAATTTCCACAGTGGATGTACCAGGAATGCACGGGGTGTTAGAAGCAAATGAACCGACATGGAATGCGAAAGAAATTACGGTGAAATATAAGCTAACCGATCAAACAAAAGAAGGGTTTAGAAGGCGGTACAACCAACTAAATAATTTATTGCAAGAATCACAAAAGAAGTTAGCTTTTACCGATGAAGCGGCTTTTTTTTATGCGACTTTATCGGCAAATGATGTTCCAGAAGAAACGGCGAATAGCATAGTAGCTGAGCTCGTGTTTTTATGCTCCGATCCTTTTAAATACGGGGAAACATACAAATCGATTGCGTTGAAAAAATATACGTGGGAAGCATACAAAAATAACAAGTGGGGTGATTTTATTGGCAACTAGTACACCAAATTTGCAATTGGTAAAGCCAGAAATAACAGATAAAATTGATGTTTCTATTGCTAACTTTGCGCAAAATGCAGATAAAATTGATGCAGAAGTAGAACGGCTACAAAATAAGGATGAAGCTTTACAAACGAGTTTAAATGATGTGCATGAACATGTGACGACATTACAAAACGATGTAACAGCGATGGATGCAAAAGTAACCAACCATCAAAAATCGCTAGAGAAACACGGAGAAAGCATTGAACTGAACACGGGAAGTATAACGGAAAATAAAGCAGATATCACAGCGTTAAGCGAAGATATTTTATCGATTCACGAAAGTATTGGCAATAATGCAACGGTTGGACAAGAAAATCAAGCGAATATTACAGCAATTTTAAATGAAATAGAAGTGATTAAAGAGAGGATCACAGCGCTAGAAGCTCAACAAGGAACACCGCCTGAGGGTGAAGCATAATGCGTTGGATCGAGATGGCACAAAAAAATGAAGTATATGTGAATGGAACCGCTCCCGCGTCGCCTATGATTACATCTGTTTTAAAAGAAGGAATACCGTATCTAGAATACAGCTTAGCTGATGAAAAATTACGCCTGCACCATCCATTTAAAGTGAATGATGTGGTGACGGTAGATTTTTCAAAAAGAAAGGTATGGATTAATGGGCAGTTACAAATGGAGGCTATTGATCTTGTCTATGCAGATTTCTTTCAATTAAGACCAGGGAAAAATGAAATAAAAACAATTCCTGCCATGCAATTAGAAGTAACGTATACGGAAAGGTGGTTGTAGAGATGAAAGAAAGGATTTTCATTTTTAATAAGTATGATGAGCTATTAGCCATCACTAACCACTATGTGGAGGCCATTTTTGAAGAGACGGTTGAAAAGCCCGTCTCTTTTTCGATTACTTTTCCTATGTCCGATAAGGATGCTGCCTATTTCGTAGGTGGAAACCAAGTTGCGTTTAAGGATTTAAAAGGAAACCTTCGTTTATTTACCATTCGTGAAGTGGATGATATCGACGGAGAAGCTCCGGAAAAGGTTATCCAATGTATGCCAGCGATGCAAGAATTAACAGATGTTATTGTGACGGATGGTGAAACGGTAAATGAATCCGCTGAAGCTGTGCTAGGTATTATTTTACAGTATTCCCGCTGGAAAGTCGGTCATGTAGCTGATTTAGGGTTATATGACATCAGCTTTTCCTATCAAAATGCCTACGATTGTTTAGGAAAGCTAACATCACGTTGGGGCGGTGAAATTGTAGATCGCATCGAGGTAGCGGGAAACAAAATAACCGGTCGCTATATTGATATTGTTCAGCGTAAAGGCTCAGATACCGGAAAACGGTTTGAAATGGATAAGGATATAAAGAATTTGACGAGGACGGTTCTATATTATCCGAAAACAGCTTTATATGGTCAAGGAAAATCCTTACAATCCGGTGAGGAAGGCGCTGGGAAAGTGACTTTTCGTGACGTAGAGTGGGTAAAAGAAAAGGGCGATCCCACGGATAAACCAAAGGGGCAAGCGTGGGTTGGTGATTCGGTAGCACTGGAAACCCATGGGGTGTTCAATCATGAAACAGGTGAGCTCATGCATCGATTTGGCTTATTTGAAGATAATGACGAGGAAGATCCCGAAAAGCTACTCGTAAAGACATGGGAGGCAGTTCAAACTGAAAAAGCTCCAAAGGTTCAATACGAAATGGATATCATTACATTTTACGGTATAGCAGATTACGAACATGAACACGTGTTCTTAGGTGATACAGGCATTGCTAGGGACAAAGATATGAAGCCGATGGTGTTAGTGGAAGCAAGAATTATGTCTTGGAAATATGATATTGGCAACCCGAGAGACGGGAGCCTTGTCTTAGGAAATATATTAGACTTAAATCCAGATGAGCGTGATATGGATTGGGTCATTGATAAAGTAAAAGAGGATAGCGCAAGTTGGGATGCTGGTGGTGGACCAATTACGGATGGAAGATTTCCTGATATTGTTCCTGATACGCCACAAGATGTTTCCGCAACAGGGTTATTTAAAAAGATTATGCTGTCATGGACATTTGAATCCACCTATGCGATAGCAGCTTACGAGATTTATGCAAGTCAAATAAACGGGTTTTTCCCAGATTCTACAAATCTTGTTTTCCGTGGCAAAGTAGGCGCATATAACTTTGATGCTGATACAGACGAAAAATGGTATTTTCGAGTAAGAGCCGTGAACACACATGGAACAGCAAGCGAGTACTCCGAACAGGTTAGTGCTTCAACGGTACAATTACATTTGTCAGATTTAGAGAAAATTGTCCCAGACTTTATCGAATACGGGATTTATAAAGGGGAAGCGTCTCCTAGTCCAAGTGAATATAAGTACTGGTTAAACACAAGTGAAAACCCTAATATTCTCTATCATTGGGATGAAGAAAGCGAATCATGGAAGCCATTAGCACCTAAAAATGCAGCAGATGTAGGCGCCATTTCTATAGCAGATTATCAAGAACAAGTCGGTCAATTGGTTACGGATTTGGCGAATAAAGTAGATGCTGAATGGGTGAATGGTCGGCTAGTTGCAAAAGCGAATAAAGCGGATGTTTATACGGTAGAGCAATTAGATAATAAGTTTGATAATGTGGTATCCAAAACGGTTTACGAATCTGATCAGCAAGGGATTATTACCGACTTGCAAAATCAAGAATCTCGCATTAGCCAAACGGAAACAGATATTCAATCAAAAGTTTCCAATCAGCAATATACGCAGGATAAGGAGAGTTTGCGTACTTCCATCAACGAAAATCAATCCAGCATTGAACAAAACGCGGAATTGATTGCTTCCAAGGTGTCCAATGAGGAATATCGAACGGACAAAGAAGGCATTATTAATGATATTAAGGCAAATAAGTCGAGCATTGAGCAGAACGCCGAAAGTATTAGAAGTAAGGTTGATGCGACATATGTCGAAGACGAGATTGGGAAGATTGAGGTCGGCGGGAGAAATTTAATTCAAGACAGTGAAGAGAGAACGATGGAGGCGGCATCCGATAACAATTTCATGCATGTAACTTTGTATAATAGGTTGGAAAAAGATACGATCTACACATTGAGTTTTCAAGCTGAATTTCTTGAAGGATCTTCTGATGTTATATCCATTTATCCGTATAAAAAATCAGGACAAAGTATGGCGGTTATTGACATGCCTTATCAAATCAATCGTATGTCCGCCACCTTTCAAACAGATAATCGCTTTCACTATAATTTGCTCGTTTATGCCGGTGAGAATGGAAATACGGCTGGAAATAAACTGAAACTAACAAGGATAAAACTAGAAAAAGGTAATAAGGCTACGGATTGGACTCCTGCACCCGAGGATACACAAGCCGAAATTCAATCCATTGAACAATATGCTTCCGAAATTGAACAAACGGCTAAAGGTATTAAGCAAAATGTTAACTCACTAGAAACTGATTACTCAACTTTCAAAAAAGAAGCCAATTCTACATTCGATCAACAAGCCACCCAAATAGCTTTAAGGGTAACGGAAACTATTTATAATACCGATATGGAAGATATGACCATGCGTGTTAGTGAGGCTGAATCGAGCATCGAACAAAATGCAGATGAAATCGTCTCTAAAGTAAGCAAAAATGGGGTTTTGTCTAGTATTAATCAATCCCCTGAGCAAATTAAAATTAATGCGCAACGCGTTTCGATCGATGGCGATTTAGTCGTTAGAAATGGGAAAGTCTATGTCAAAGATGGCATTATTACCGATAATTTGATTTCAGGAAATGCAAAAATTGACGGTGCTAAAATAGCTGATGCTTCCATAACAAATGCAAAGATAGGCAATATGAATGCTGATAAGATACGGGCAGGAGTTTTGAGATCAAAAAACAATAATTCTTATTGGGATTTGAATAATGGGCAATTCTACATGAAAGATGCAAATTTCACTCTAGGCGGAGGTGCAGACATTGAACTTATTGATAAGGGTAACAAATTGTTTTATGAAAGAAAGGATCCGGAATCCAAGTGGAGAAGGTTTTCAGGGATAGGGGTTGGAAACAATATAAATGATCGCTTTCCATTTGTTTATATGGGGACATCTGCAGGAAGTTCTTTAACTGCTAGAGATAAAGATTATTTTACAGGGTTTATTGCGAATACCAACGCTAGAATGAATATCGATAATATTGGTAATTCAGTGGTGGGTAAGCTATTTCATGTAAGGGATAAATCTGTTGATTTTAATAAAGGATTCTTGTTTGATCTATCTTCTAATACCTGTGTTATGAGGCCTATGAATACGGGATCATATAAATATCACCTAGGTTCCATAAATAATCAATTTGATAGAGCTTATATTCAAGATATTAGAACTGGTACAGGATACCTTAGAATTAGGAATTCAAGCCCAGATTACACTGGACAGGGTTTTACGTTTGAAACCACTTATAGTGGTGATCGGCAATTAACATTTCGCGGCACTCATTCAAGCGACTATCATAATCTTGGAAAACCGGGTTGGAGATTTAGCTACATTTATTTAAGATATCAGCCTGATGTGAGTTCTGATATTAGAGTAAAAGAGAATATTTTAAATAATAATTTAGGGTTAGAGTTTATTGATGATGTCGAAACAAAATCATTTAAACTAAAATCAAGTTTTAATGAACCTGTACAATATGGAGTCGTTGCTCAACAATTAAAAACAGCTCTTATAAAACATGGTGTAAATATTGAAAATATTAATATGTTATCTTTAGGGAAAGACAACATGTATGGAGTCCAATACAACCAATTAATTGCACCTATAATTAAATCTATACAAGAATTATATGTGAAATTAAAAAAAATCACTATAGAAAAACAAAAATTGGAAGAATGTATTCTAGAGATGAAAAAAAGTTTTAAAAAGAGGGAGTCTATCAATGAAAGAAGTTAATTTACAATATGTAGTGAATGCATTAAGTAATCAAGTAGCACAGTTGTCACAAGAAAAAGCCTATCACGAGGCGATAATTACTGCACAGCAAGAAGAAATCAATGAGTTAAAGGCAAATACACAGCAGGATAAGGAAAACGCTGAATAGGCGTTATTTTTTACTTTTTTATCGAATTGAGTAAGTGAAAATATAAATAATTTAAAAGGAGTGTACTACAATGCAACCAATTGAGAGAAGATATAGAAACATTGAAGATTTAACATTTAATGATGCAAAAGAGATTTTAGAGAGTGCAGGTTATAAAACTTATAATAATGTATACGATATGGGAGATGAGTTGGAGATTGATGATAAAACATCATATGGTGTTTTGATTCCTGAAACCGCCCCAGAAGAACTATTGGAAGTGATAAAAGAAGACGAGAGTGAATTTTACTCTTTTGATACAGGGTCTATGAATGCAATTGTAGCTAAAGTTGCCCAGGTATTATTAAATAGAGTTGAAACATTAGAAAAAGAAGTTACAGAACTTAAAGCCAATAAATAAAAAGAATGGAAAGAAGGTTTTAAAGCATCTCAAACGAGGTGTTTCTTTATATTTACTGCATCATGAAAGGAGGTAATTATGTCTCAATGGTACACAAATAAAGAATTATTTGAGCAAATTGCGGCTATTCAAGGTGAGTTTAAAGATTTGCGACATGAGATGCAAGAGACGCGAAATATGATTAAAAAATATAATGGTCTACGCGAAGAGCTAGGGGTTGTGAAAGAAAAGGTAGAGAGAATAGAAGCAAAAACAGAAGGAAAATTTACGGTGTTGGAAGCTATCCGCCTTTGGGGTGGGTGGCTTTTTGCTTTTATTACACTGCTAATTTTGATTGGACAATATATTTAAACGAAAGGCAGGTAAACATATGGATAAAGGTACGGTGGTTAGAACAATAGCGTTAGCGATAGTTTGGGTCAATGCCGTTTTAGTGAATTACAACTTACAGCCTATACCGCTGTTGGAAGAGGAAGTTATTGCATATGGAGTTACATTTATAGTCTCTGTGTGGACATGGTTTAAAAATAATTATATTACGCTTAGGGGAAGGCAACAAAAAGAAGTGCTACAAAGGTCAAACCTTACCAAATAGACAGACGGCTAGTCCAATCGGGCAAGCTGTCTTTTTAATACATTATATTAAAAGGAGGAATTTATAATGGCAAAAATTGCTATTGGTGCTGGGCATGGAATGCATACGCCGGGCAAACGAAGCCCTGCTGGAGAAAGGGAGTGGTCATTTAATAATAAAGTTGTGTCTGCGGCTATCAAGTATTTAAATAGGTATGCCAATACCACTGTTATACGGATGGACGATCCTACAGGAGATACAGATGTGCCGTTAACGACAAGAACGAATGTGGCAAATAATGCTAATGCGGATATTTTAATATCATATCATCACAATGCGAATACCGGGCAATGGGGTTCTTGGACAGGAACAGAGACATATTACTATCCGGGGTCATCTAGTGGGTTAGCTTTAGCAAGAGCTATTCATCCAAGTATTGTCGGGGCGATGGGATTACGTGATCGAGGTATTAAATCAGCGAATTTTCATATGCTTCGGGAGTCCAGCATGCCTGCTATTCTCATTGAAGGTGGATTTATGGATTCTACCGTTGATATTGTTAAAATGCGCAATAATACGACGATGGACCTTACTGGAAAAGCTTTAGCAGAGGCTATTGCTGCGAATTTGGGATTACAGCCAGAGGGAGGCGGGACTACGTATACGGTTAAAGCTGGAGACACCTTATGGGGGATTGCACAGGCACATAGTATGACTGTTAGCAAGTTACAGGCGTTAAACAACCTTACCGATGACGGCATTTATCCTGGACAAGTACTAGTCATTAGTGGATCTCCTTCAGGAAGTGCAAGTTTTGTAGAAGTAATTACTGCTAGTTTATGGGTATATAATGCTCCTGACTGGGACGCCAAATACGAAATAGTGCACCAAGGAGAGGTATTTACGGTAAATGATGTATTATATGTGAATGGATCTAAAATGTATAAGTTAAAGTCTGGGTTATATATTACCGGAAATTCAAACTATGTACGTTATTTTTCTAAGTAGATGGAATAGAGTGGATAGGATATGAAAAGAAGCGGGGAAGAAAACTCCGCTCTTTTCATATTTTTGATTTCCTATTAGCCACCAATAATATGATATCCAGAATCTACATGGAGGACTTCTCCAGTTACGCCGCGTGATAGCTCGCTCATAAAAAATAATGTTGCGTCGCCCACTTGATCTTGGTCTACATTTCTTCGTAAAGGTGCCTTTTCTTCAATAAGCCCTAGTTTTTCATTAAATCCGGAAACCCCTTTCGCGGATAATGTGCGGATAGGACCAGCAGAAACTGCGTTGACACGAATATCATATTTCCCCATGTCTTCAGCAAGATAACGGACGCTTGCTTCAAGGGAAGCTTTGGCAACGCCCATAATATTGTAATTTTGAATGACTTTTTCTGCACCGAGATAGGTTTGCGTGACGATGCTGCCACCTTCTGTCATAAGCTCTTTAGCAGCTTTTGTAACAGCAACTAATGAAAAAGCGCTAATTTCATGTGCTAATAGAAATCCTTCTCTGGACGTATTTGCGTATTCTCCCTTTAACTCATCACGATTGGCAAAAGCTACAGAGTGCACAACACCGTGAATGACTCCTACCTTGTCTTTAATAGAAGCAAATGCATTTGTAATACTTTCATCACTTGCAACATCACATTCGACAATACCTTTAGCTTCAATGTTATGTTTGTCGAGCAATTTTGTTAGCTTACCGTAAGATCTATCTTGACGGTATGTGAAAATTAAATTTGCACCGGCTTTATGTAATGAAGTCGTTACACCCCAAGCGATACTTCGTTCGCTGGCAACGCCCATGATGACAATATTTTTACCTTCTACTAAGTTACTCATTAACGTACCTCCAATATCCTTTTTAATCGAGCATGAAAGTGCCTCAAGTTTATCATAAGGAACTATTTTCACAAAGAAAATAGTACATGGCAC